AATATCGCTATCGTTGTAGTTAGAAGTAATAAAGTTAATAACTTCTTGTGAGTTATCGCCTTTTGTTACTTGCAAGCCTTGATTGTGTTTAACAATAGATTTGGCATACTGGTTAGAACTAATATCTAGCTTTTTATTAAATGCATCTTGATGAGCATTTGTAGCGGAATTATGAGCTTTAATAGATTCATCTAGTTGTTCTCTTGTAACAGCCGTAGATAAATCTATAAGACCTTTTACATTAGGATTGTCTCCTACCCCTAAAGCAATTAATAGGCGTTGCATTGGAATTGCATTTGTTTTATCTGGAATATAAGAGGTTAATCCACTAGCGTTAGAATATCCAATGAGTTTTTCTTGCCCACTGTCACCATTCTTTCCATAAACACCAACTTCTCTCCAATAAAATCCTGTTTCAACTTTTTTATTATCAAAGTTAAATTGTAACTGCATTTGCCCATTTGTTACTTCTTTGACATTACTTAATCCGATTTCTAATTTAGGGTTAACAAGAGATGTTAAGCTATCAATGCTTTTTGTTAATTGTCCATCTCCTATTACTGCCTTTGTAATGATCAATCTATCATCAGCTCTCCCTGTTGCTGATTTTAAAATCATTTTATTTCCTTGTATGGTTAAACTAAGTCCCGGAAACTGTGCCATATTATCCTCCTATTTCAATTACTTCTTCATATCCAATTACACTTCCATAATAGAGATTGTGCTCGATTTCAATATCACTTAACAGTTTACTCATACTAATTTGTGTTTCTTCTTCTGCCATAACAAGCCCTGAAATAATCAATTTTTGTTCAAGTAATTGTTCTTCCCAAACTTCATAACCAATGTGTGCTGGCTTAAACTCCTCAATGGTTTGCTGTAAACCATTGATATCTTCACACATGTCTTTTGTAAACTTTAATTCCATAGTATAGCTTTCATTCTTTGGAATTATTACTGCAGACTCATCTGATACAAAGTTATTTGCCAAGGATTCTAGAAACTCTTTTGTACTACTATCAGTATTATTTAACTTTGCAATTACACGGCTCCGTCTATTATGTAAGCTATCATTTCTAGCGCTTATTCCAACAAACTCTTCCCATTTCGATAATGCATAAGTTGCTGATTGAATATTATCTTGTTTTAATAGTTCAATTAACAACAATCTAATGCGTTCATGCTCTCTACTATCTGCATCACTTATTGCTTTAAACTCTAAATCTTTTGCAATAAAAAGAGGCAGATACGTAAGTATATCTACCTCTTTCCATCTAATAAAATCACTCATGTACGATCACCTCTTTAACTGTTGGTAATTGTTCATTTGTAATATCAATATTGGTAATCCCTTTATTAACTTTTAAGTCACGATAGTCTAATACCCCTGTTTCTTTATTAGCTAAAATAGCTTTACCAATATTAGCATAAGATACATATGTGCCATTAAAAATTTGCTTTTTAAACTCCTCATTTAATACCTTTTTAACAGCCTCTATATCTGCTTTTCCCTTTGTCACTGTTAGTTCGATATTAATATCAAATATTGTTGGTGTTACTACAGTAACAGTTGCCCCAATTGGTGCGTTTTCAGCAATTACAGCCTTAACTTTTTCAATTAATTCTGTACTAGCACTTGCACGTTCATTATTGATAATAATAACCTTAACTGTTCCCGTACCATTCCATAATGGAATTACTTTAACTAAAAAAACACCATTAACTAATCGAGCCCACTGTTCATAATGATATACATTGCCACTGGTTGCAGGTTTTCTAACTTTTAATAGGAGCCTATCTAAAAGTTCTGCATCAGTCTCTTCATCATATCCATCATAAGCAGCCGCTTCATTAGTAACTGTACTAACACCATATATCCCCCCAACTATTTCTGTGATTGTATTGGCCCCTACATTCAAAGATTTTCCAAGTTGTTCAGATAATGCCAATACTTTAGCACTCCCAGTATCGCCTAGATTGACCTCCTTAGAAGTCCTAAATGTTTCATCATTATCTGTGCTAAACAAGCTCCCTTTAGGGATTATCGTATTAGCTGTGCCAGTTATAGTTAATATTACATTAGCTTGTGTTGCAGTTTTTCTAAATACCCCATGAGCTTCTGCATGACGTGTTAAATATTCTCCCCATGCAGTTTGAGGAAATGCCGCATCAAGTATCAACTGCATTTCTGCATAAGACTTTTCAAACTCAACTGCATTTGAACTCAATGTATCAAATACAAATGTTCCTTCATGTGTACTTAATCCTTCTTTATCTATTCTTTTGAAATCTGCTAGTAGCCGTCCTAGCACATCTTGCTTACTTTGTGGTTCTAGCATTATACTTCAACTCCTATCGTATTTGGTCCATAAATTGTTTGTAACTCTATTTGCAGTGTACTTATTTTATGTTCTTGAATTACATTTACTGCATCTACATTTATAATATATGGATTAACTAATAACGCATCCTTTACATATTCAAATAGATCATATTGGCTAGGTGTATCATTAGGCTTTTTCCCAATGAATTGTTCAAACTCAATACCATAATCATCATAATATGCTCTATAACGGTATCGCTCTACTCTTAATGTTTTCCACACCCATACTTTTATTGCATCATTCCCTGTTACATATTTATGATTACCATTTCTATCATATTGATAGGTATCTCGTTGAAAGTCCCAAGCTAACTCTTTGCATAGTGGCAGATTTTTATTTACGTCAATGCTACTTGGTGTATTCCCTTTCATAAATGGATTACTCATTGCCGTCTAACCTCCTACATTTTCCATATACAAAATACTGCTCTGCTGTACTTTCGTCATCACCTACTATCGGAATTAACATTACTTTATCGCCTATATGCCATGTATCAGTCATGATTCTGGTCTTTGTGTAATCATTATGAATTTCATGTGTATGGCTAGAAAACTCTGCATATCCCCCCCCACCTGCTCTTGGTTGTGTTTCTGAAATGATATGACCTTTAGATTCTCTATAATGCCCTTGTAACCAATATTCATCAATCCACAAAAAGTTACTATTTAATTCCATTCCATTGAACGATACAACTAGATTAGGAGGTGGTGATACTATCGTACCAATTCCCGGCATTGCTTGCTTGCCTGCGTTTCCGCCCACATTGCTCATGATGCCTAATATTCCTGCGTAAGGATCATTATTTTTCTTCGGCACTTTCACCCTCTCCTTCCTTTGGTTCTCTAATGTACTCTAAATTCAACTCCATTGTATGTGTATTATTCTCAAATGTATGAGTATCAGATTTAATGAAGAATACTCCTTTTAGTTGTTCTTCTTCAATTACTACAGAATACCCAGATATGCACTGCATATTACCTATTGCAGAAATACTTGATTCCATTTTAATTCCTTTGATTTTTGCTTTGGCTTTTGCCGCATTATCAACAGGGAACTTTGGTTTCTTAGGTGTACTTATAGTGCTAGGCTTTTTCTTTTTAGTAGCTTTCTTTTCCTTTGGTTCTGGCTGATTTTTGTAAATATCTTGGAATATACCATACTTTTTAATTAATTCATCTTCATTATCTATCCGAATCACATTACCTACAGCATCAACAGTTTTTACTCTGTTTACCATTTCCTCAATTGATTCAGAATGTGATGAGCTTATCACATCGTATGTATCCCTAGCTATATACTCCTCAATGACTGTTCCTTTTTCTACTAAATTGATTCCGTCCGCTAGTAATATAGCTGTGTAATCTTTTTGAATATCTGCCTTTGTTTTTTCAAACAACATTTGAAAAACTTCTGTACATGTTTTTTTATCTGCTACAAAATTTACTACTGTAGGTATTTCTGGCAAATTTCCAACAGGTACTTCAACTTCTGCGCATACACGCTTGAAAGCATCAACTACATTTGTGGCATTAAAAACTAAACTTACTTTCGACTTTGCAAGGTATATCATTCCATCGTAGCAAGTAATATCATAGGTGTTATCATTAGTATTCCTTTTTCTAAAGAATACACGCCCAGTAAATATCTTTGCATTATCTACTGTCACTTCAATACGATCACCTAAATCAATTAAATAATTTGGAAATGATATATCTTTAGGATTATAGGCATATGAAAACTCTAATTTTCTAGCAGCTTCTTCTCTATCACCGCTCCATGTGAACTTAGAAATAAGATGTGTAATATCTACTCTTTCATCCTTTTCATTAATATGTTCTATTAGTGTAATCATAGTGGCCACTCCTTACCATTTATTTTTAATGACCGCTTAGATACTTGTAAAACTGCACCAATTGGACTTTTACCAGCTTTAACCATCATCTTATATATGTTTAATGCCTTTTTGCCTTGTTCAGCTATCGGCATTATTTTTGATACTGCCTTATTAGCTGTATCCATAAAATGTTCTTGTGGATATGCTGTTATTGCTTGCTCTTCTGGAGCTTCTGCGATTCTACTATGTAAGCCTGTAGTATCATTTTTTATCTCTGATGTTGGTTTTATGTATCTATATTCCTTGAGTGTCATCTCATAATACACATCACTTGTACCATCATGCTCATCATGATTAAATGACTCAATTGTACAGTACATAGAAATCGATGTATTTGAAATTGAAATCTTACATGGCTTACCACTTGTAGCAAATCCATCAATTTTTCTTACTAGATTATAAGGATTAGTTTCATTTCTTAAATTGCAATATGAAATTGAACACTCTGTAAATCCATAACTTTATTAACTTCTTCAATGAAGACTTCTTGAGGC